TTGCCAATTATGAGACCTACAAGCTGCTAACATATTTTTAAATTTAGATAATCTTGTACCACCTAAATTAAAACACATATTAACTAATACTCTTTGAATAGTTTCTGGTAAATTATAAAATGCTTCTTCTGTTCCAAAGACATGTATAGTTTCTGCTAGATGTTTGTAGAAATCATTTTTAAAATACATATTAACAACTTCTTCAGATACTTTAGTTCCTACTCTCCAATTATACTCCGGGTCTTCTGGCTGACATAAATGCCCTATACCAAGAGTTTTATAGCCTAAACTATCTTTATATATTTCTAACACTTTTCCTTCGTGCCTAGTTATTTCTTGTTTACATAGTTCTATGTTCATGTATTATTATCCTCCAAATTCACTATAAGGTAAACCTGTAAAAGGGTCTCTTCTATCTGCTGCATTTTCCTTTGTCTTAGGAACATCATATTCTCCTTTAACTAAACCTCCAGTTACAAAAGTTTTTCTAAAAGCTTCAAGTGACTGTATATTACTTTGAAAAGGGTCTTGTTTATCTTCTCTACCTGTAATAATATCTGCTACTTCTCTAAATTGTTTACGCCTGTTTTTATCTCTTTCTCTAGCCTTGTCTCTAATATCATCATAAAATGTTGTTCCAGTATATCTTTTAACTAAATTTTTAGTTCCTACAAAAGGTAATTTTCTAGCTCCTGTTTCTAGTAACCCTCTATTATATAAAGTTATACCAACAATATCATTTAATACTGGACCACCTAAATTAGCTGTAGCTACTGCAGGGTTTTGACCATAAGATAAAGACTCTGTAAACCTAACACCATATTCTAAAGGTCCAAGTAATCCTACTCTTTGATAAGCTTTTAAAGTATCTTTCCAAGCATCTTCACCACTACTAATTCTTTCTCTATTTTCTTCACTACTTCTCCAATAATTACTAGCTTTAGCAACATTAGTAGATATAGCAACAAAAGCAGCAACTTTAGGTCCACTTGCATTAGGATTATTTATAGTATCTCTTGCAAAGTTTTTTAATACAGTATTACCAAAAACTGTAGGATATCTTAAAAACTGTGTAAATATATCTACTTTTGGATTTGTCATAAAAGTAGGAACTCTAGCTGCTTCTCTAGATGTTGGTAAAATAATACCATTAGTAAATCTACCAGCTCCTCTAATTAACTGTTCGTTATAAAAAGCATCTTCTTGTTTAGCTCCTGCGTTTAACCAACGAAGACCGTCTTCTACTTCTATACCTAAATCAAAAAGTTCTGAAGTTAAATTTTGAACTTTAGCTGGAGCTGTGTCACTTAAAATATCTGTACCTTCATTTCTAAGTGTGTTAAGTCTTATTAAATTTTCTTGTATTAAATCTTTACCTGTTGAAAAAGCAGCTAGTTGTACAGTTTTAGTCCAAGGAATAAGTAAATTAAATCTATAAAATTGTCTAGCTCTTGCTTTTAAAAATTCATTCTGTAAACCTTCTCCAGATATTCTATTTGTTAAATCTGCTGTAGCTTCATCTACTGCAATAAAAATACTGTTCATTTCTTTTGTAATTTCATCTGGAGACATATTATGTTTTTCTTTTAATATATTTGCTATATCTCTAGTAAAAATTTTATGACCGTTAGCAACAGCAGTTTGCATACCTTTAACAGATGATTTAACAGGGGCTTTACCTAAAGTTATAAAAGCTTCTGATAAGGAAGATAAAGTAGCTAAAGGTAAGTAAGCCATTGCATTAGCTAACTTTGTAGTATCGTAAAAACCTTGTATAAGACCGTTATCAAAATAATTTACTTGTCCAGTAACAGATTTATATAAGTTTAATATTCTTTGTTTATCTTTTCTTGTTAAACCTTTACCTCTAATAGATGAAAGTTCTTGGTCTATAGGATTAATAAATCTTTCTATAAATTGTTCTTCATTAGATTTAACATTCATTATAACTTTACCATCCTCAGTAGTTCCTCTAATAGTAACACTTTTACCGGGAAGTAAAAAAGAATTTTTATGTTCAATAGTTCTAGCAGCATTCATGTAATAATTAGTTGTAACTGGAACTAAATCATTAGTTAAATATTTTTCAAACATATTATCATTCATACCTTTAAAAACTCTAGCTTGTGTTAATAATAATGAATGTGAAGAATATAACTCATCTTGTTTATTTAACATGCCTGATATAATATCATCAACATTAGCTTCAGTTATACCTTCAATATTATTGTCTAATAATGCTTTTCTAAAATTAGGTTTGTCATCTTCAATAGCTTTTCTATTCCATTGCCTAGGAAAATAATTTTCAATCTTATTAGGTTCAAGTCCTGCTTCTTCTGCTTGTTTTAAAACACCATCAAAAAACTCTCTTAAATTTTTAGCTGTTTGTTTTACCTGTGGACTAACACCTGTATCATCTCCACCTCTTAATATTCTAATTACAGCTAATTCGTTCTCAGGAGTAATCTTTACTGTTTTTGCAATAGGAGCTATAGCAGAATCAAAACCTAATTTAAAATTACCTCTTGTGTTTGATAAGTCTTCAAAGTAACTAAAGTCTCTTCTTCTTAATGTTCTTTGCCCTATGTTTTTACCAAACTCTTCACTAAATTTATTACCTAGTTCTCTAGCTGCAGGACTAAACTCTGATATTGTTTTTAAAATTCTAGTAGGATTACCAACTGTATTTGCTAATAAAGTATCATTTGCTTTTCTAGCTTTAAATAATATTTCACTACCTGCTGATTTTCTATATTCATCATTACTATATAATCTACTTAATTGACTATTATGTAATTGATATTTTTGTAATGCTCCACCAAATAGTCCACCAGTAAGTGTTCCTAATACAGTAGTTCCTACTAATTCAGGATTAGAATATAATTGTCTTAAACCTGTATTTATTTCTGTATTTTGTCTAAAATGATTTTCTAATCCTGTCCAAGCTCCTACTTCTGCTCCTGTGATACCTGCAGCTTTTCTTATTTGAGATTTACCAATGTCTTTTAAATTATTTTTTGCAATAGCTTTACTGGCTTCAATACCTACAGTAGCTATTACTTGTCTAGCTGCAAGTGAAGTTCCTCCAGTAACTGGTGTTAAAAAAGCTGCTGTTAAGGCTGTAGGGTCTGTAATAATATCTGTTGCAGAATCTTTTATTAATTCAAAGTATTGTTTAAGACTACCCATATCTGCATTATCAAACTTAGAACGAAGATAAGCGTAATCATTTTTTTGTTGTTGAGAAAATTTATTACTTTGAGTAGCTCTATTCATTGCTGAAAATAAATTAAAATCAGAATCTCTTAAATATTCAAAAACATCATCTGATTTTTCACCTACAGATTCTAAAAATCTTTCAGCTATTTGTTGAAACTTTTCATCATTTTCTAAATCATCAAGGGTATAGCTTCTTGAAAAATTAGAATAACCTGAAAGGTTTCTTGAGTCATTTATAAACCCCATTAATCATCCTCATCTTGTTTTTGTTCTGATATACTTGTTCCTATAGCAGCAGCAGTTATTCCCCCATAAAATATTGTTTTACCTATTGAAGGTAAAAATGCTCTAATGTTAAGACCGGGAATCGCTAACATATTTATTAATAGTTTTGATTGGTCTACAGATTTACCAGTCGTACTCATAGAGTTAAATAAAGCTTTTTGAAAAGGATTTAATTGATTTATATAATCTGCTTTAGCTTTATCTGTTTTAAAACCTTTTTGAATTTGTTTTCCATATTTAGCAACTAAAGGTGCTACTTTATTGCTAGTTAAAATTTTACTAACTATTTTAGGACCTACTAGTTTTGTAGTAGTTTTACCAAGAAATCCTACTGTTCCTAAACCGGGAACTAACCAAAGAGCATCAGATAAATCTAATTCATCCCCAATAATAAAATCTCTAATAGGTCTAGAGACTTTATCAGTTTCTGCTGGTGGAGTATCATCAGTATTATCAAACTGTGTATTAGACATAGGAGCTTTGTTAAATGCTATATTAATTTGTTGTTGTGCTTCTATTTTTTCATCCATTGACATGCTTGTAGAAGAGTTAATATAATTTGTATAGTCATTATATAATCCTAAAATTCTAGGGTCATAAGGGTCTAATCTTTTTTTCATATCATCTAAGTAAAAACTAAAATTAGGTAACAGAGTTGTTCTAAGATATCTTTCATCATCTTGGACAGAAACAGTTCTTTCTAAATCATAAGCAGTCATCATGGTATTTAATTCACCTATTGATTTACCTTCTAATAATTGTTGTCCTATAAAAATAGAAGCAGCATTAATTAATTGTGAATTATTAGTAACATTTCCTATAGAACTAGCAGCTTCTAAAATAGAATTAGAGACTAAACGAGGTTGGTTTGTTATTATACCATCATTACCAGTTAACTCTTTAAAAGCAGGATTACTATCAATAGCTTCAAAAGCTAAGTCTCTTTGGTCTCTTCCAAATGCTTTAGGTGGTTTAGTTTCAAAAGTAGTAAGACCCGGTAAGTCTACAACATCTCCATTTGTTAATAATAATTTTTTTTCTACTCTATCTCCTCCATAACCCGGAATCTTTTGGTCGTAAACTATAGCTCCTTCTTTAGTAAATTCTAGTTGACCGTTTGCTTTCATATCAGATAAAGTTTTAATTATTTCATTAATACTATTACCTTTTTGTCCATAAGCTTCAACAGCTTTTCCTAACTCTCCTATTTCTTTAAAAAAAGGAGTTCCGTAGATAGCATTCTTTGCTTGTTCATCATAAAACTGAGCAGTCTCTTCATTGTTTGTTTTAAAAATTTTTCCTAATCTTTTTCTTATAGCTTGTCCTATAGTCCTAGGATTTTGACTTTGACCTATAGTATTATAATTGTTTACAAAATCATCTAATGTTCCTATGTCGTTTCCTTCTTTTATTAAATTTTTTATTAACGGAGCTAAAGTTATTGCTTGTTTATCAGCTTCAGCTCTTAACATGTCTCCCGGTAATATATAACCTTGAAATGCTTCATCTTTATCTATTTCAGTTTGCCATGTGTCATAAATAAATCTAGAAATATTATCTGGATTAATACCTTCTAAAGTACCTCCAGTATAATCAGCTATATTATTTTTTAAATTATCTCTAGTGGTTAAATAATCTTGATAAGCAGCTAATTGTGGACCTTGTTGCATATGTAATAAATCTGCTTTTCTTTGTATATTATCTTGAACATTATTATAAATATTATTCACAAATCCTGCAAAAAGATTAGTTTTAAAAGATTCACGAGCCATTCTTTTACCAGTTTTTTCTCCTCTTTTTCTTGCATCGTCAAGTTGTTTTTGTGCAAAAGCTAACTGACTATCATAATCATATCTTGCCATTTTATTGTCCTCTACTTAATAAACTAGGTTCTTCTTCATTTCTTTCTAATAAACTTGTTGGAACTTCTGCTTGTTCAATTTGAGCTACAGTTTCTTCAGGAACAACTCCTGCTGGAATAACACCTGTATCTCCCATTTTTGCTCATTCTCCCCTCCCT